TTGTTGAATTTACGTCTGAAACCCTGTAACATTGTAAGTTAGGAAGGATTAGATCACTTTGTCAGCAAGAAATGCCACTTTTAGAAACTATATTGATTTGTGTGATACCCGGTGTGCTCGGGTCAGCGTTTTTAAAGAAATATTTCAAGTGTCATTTGAAAGCAGCTTCATCTAATTCCGTTTTTACTGCTTCTGAAGTGGTAGATAGAATCGATGTTGTTGATGATATTGATCAGATTTTAGATCGTATCAGAAGGTTTGGTCCAAACTATTTAGAGCAATCTGATTATAGTTTGGACGCGTTGGTTGATGCAGTAGAAGACAGGTTGGGCGATTTATGCGACCACGTAGCTTCTACAGCATCCCAACAACAGACTAGCAGGGCTTTGGTACTGTACCGCCCATATGCTTCTTCGGGGAATGCTAACAATGTACCAAATAAAGTCGGCGCTAGACAGAGAAGGAAACGTAGGGCCCAGGCTTCAAGGAAAACAGCTTATATGGACCTTGCAATGGCGATAGGCAGGAGAGCTAGGATCGAGTTTGGATTTAACACTCGATCAGAAGCTAATTATCTTGTGGCTAGGCGTTGGATTCGTGATTATATAATCGACTCCAAAAAAATTCTCAAATAAAGATGTCGCAAAACTGCTGCCTTTGGCGGTAGAATGTTCATTCGTCGTAGGACCGAATGAGACGGCTTCAATCCAATTGCATGCCACGTCAGAGATGGCGTCTAGAAATGCAGATAGGGTTGCCGTCAAATGGTCTTATGAACTGCCCTCCGGCCGATACTGGCTTGGTAAGATTTATCGAACCAAGCCGGTCTTGGCCATGTGAGGGTGCCCTGTAGCCTTGACCGGGATCCAACCAAAAGAAGCTGAGGTTGGGTACCACCCGAATTTGACGGTCAAGGTCTACAAGGGTGGGTCAGTTAAGCCCCGTAAATATTACTATGTACAAGGTCTAAATAGTGGTAATCTTTATAAAGCTTACAACAACTCCATCTATACCATGGCAAGGGCGGTGAACGAGCGGTTATTTTATATACACGAGGACGGTGTTTATAAAATACCTCCGAAACCCCTACCCGGACGATTTGATGACACTTGTACTTTCACAGCTTTGCTTGACAAACTAGGGTACTATGCCACTAAGATGACTCAACGTGATTTTGTTGACTCTTATGCTGGTAGTAAGAAGCTTAGGTATCAAGCCGCTGTTGAGCTGTTTAACAGGCAAGGAATCAGAAGAAAGGATGGTTATTGGAAGACATTCGTTAAATACGAGATGTATGATTTCGATGACAAATCAGATCCGGTGCCACGCGGCATTAATCCCAGATCCGACGTGTATCTGGTGGAGCTAGGCAGGTATTTGCGGCCTATAGAAAAACGCATATACGAAGCTATAGACAAGGTTTATGGTTATAGAGTAGTTTTGAAAGGGCTCAATAACCAGCAGAGAGGGAAAATCATAGCAGAACATTTTAGATCTATAAGAGACCCGGTTTGTGTCCCGTTGGATGCGAGCCGGTTTGAACAGTCCTGTAGCGAAGAAGTCCTCCATTGGGAACATAGGAGGTATATGAAGTATTATCCTGGTGATAAATATTTTAAGAAACTTCTAGCTTGGCAGAGATCTAACAAAGGTCATTCATATTGCACGGATGGTGAACTTAAGTTCGCTATATCCGGTGGGAGAGGCAGTGGGGATTTCAACACTGGCTTAGGCAACAATATGATAACCGCTAAATTAGTTGGGAATGTCATGGAGATACTTAGCATAGATAACTATAAGTTTTTCTGTGATGGTGACGACGCTTGTGTTGTCATCAGTCGCAACCAGTACAATCACTTCGTCAAGTATGCTAAAACTCTATTCAGAGAGTATGGTTTTAGGATGAAACTTGGCGATCCAGCTTACGACATTGAGCGCATAGATTTCTGTAGCGCCAGGCCCGTCTTTGATGGTAGTGATTATTGTATGGTACGATCACCAGCTAAGCTATTTGGAAAAGATACGATCTCTAGACATGACCTTAGTAGTAGGAAAAACTGGAAAGACTGGGCTTATGCTGTAGGCATGTGTCATTTACACCTTGGCGGAGGATACCCTGTCCAGCAGTCATTCGCAAATGTTTTCCTTAGATCTACTGATTCTAAAACAATCAACCTTAAATACCTAGATGAATGGAAGATGGGTAATGCATGGAAAGATATGGTCCGTGAAAACGCAAACATATCGGAACGAGCTCGTTACAGTTATTGGTTAGCTTTTGGGCTGACACCTGACGAGCAAATTGCAATTGAACACTATCTTGACAATTTGACTATTGAGTATGATAAGGAGTTTATAGCGGTGCCGAAGATGTGTGAGTCACCTTTTAGTAGAGTGGCCACTAATCTCCCCGGCATATAAAATAGGGAGCGGGCAGAAACTAGGGGCATAGCTAACCCCCCCGTAACAGCTCACTATCATGATCCACCAATGCAATCAACGGCTGTGCAACAAAAGGCCTACACCAGCACACGGTGTTCCCCACTAGCGGAATGGGGGGTGTCACAGACGAATTGAATTGGTTGAACATGGCAGGGGTACACCAGTTGGATTGTGCAGATCCATCCGAGCAGCGACTCGTAAAACCGTTATTGGGTCTACCACTTAACCTCCCAAAACGTTTGACTATGTCAGTAAATAATTACGTGCTAAGAACAATGCCGAGAGACTGCACGGGAGGTCGTTAGATGTGGTCGATGAACAGTCCATTTTGTCATGATGCATCCAATATAATGACAATTAAAAGAAAGATAAATAGAAAGAAATTAAATAAAGATGTTAAGAAAGTTGAAAGAGATATCGCAAAAATTAAAATTAGTAAACCGAAAACTCCATTCGCGGATGCTGGCCATGTGGTCGGCCGTGCAGTTGGGGCTTTCACGGGCATACCATACGCTGACAAGATCGGCAGATGGCTTGGATCGGGAATTGGTTCTATCTTCGGCTCAGGAGATTATGAAATGGTTGGTGGTCCATCCAAGTATAATGTTCTGGCTGGTAGTCCACCCCAGTTTTCTAGTACCAGGTCTACTAATATTGTGTGTCATAGAGAGTATCTTGGTGATATTACGGGAACGGCAGCGTTTCAGACTACGCTCTACCCGCTTAATCCAGGTTTAGCCGGATCATTCCCATGGTTGGCAAATGTTGCTGCTAATTATCAGCAATATAGGATTCACGGGATGGTTTTTGAGTTTAAATCATTGATAACAGATTTTGTGGCAGCGGGATCGCCTGGTGTTGTTGTAATGGCAACTAATTACAATGCAGATGTGCCCGGTTATTCTAGCAGACAACAGATGGAAAATTCTGAATTTGCAGTGTCAGTCAAACCGACCGTCAATTTGATGCACATGATAGAGTGTGCATCACAGCAAACTGTTGATCCTATAAAGTTTGTAAGGACTGGGTCTGTTCCCGCAGGACAAGACCTCCGTCTTTATGACCAGGGGCTTTTCCAATTTGCTACACAGGCTAACCCCGTAATTGACTTAGGTGAGTTATGGGTAACCTATTGTGTCGAGTTTTTCAAACCTCTTCTTGTTCCAGGTGTTGACAATCAAGGATTGCATACCTATAGAGGAGCTGCTGACAACGCACATCCACTGGGTCTTGTCTCTAACATTCAAACAGGTAACATAGTCGCAAGCATTGCACCGACAGTCATTGCTTTTACTGGCCTAGTTCCTGGTAATCAATATTATATTGATATATCATGGTACGCTGGCGCGGCAGCGTGGACCCCACCCGGGCTAGGTATTACTGGCGGCTATTTTGTAGCAGCGTTCATCAATAATACTCAAACAGAAATTGTTGCTCCGCAGGCTGGAGTCAACTGTACAAGCGCAGCATTGAGCACTAGCTTCTTTGCTTCAGCATCTGCTGTGAATGTTACATTCGGAGCTATGGTGATTGGAGCAGCTGCTGCACTTGACATTTTTGTGTCCACTGACGTCTTCATGGAGTAATTCATCTATAATAGGGCAGCACTAGAATTGGGGACCGGCGACCCCACCCTTGCGAGCAGGCCGTTGATACCTTCGGGCTAGGCTAATGGAAAAACCATAAATTAAATCGTCCGAAGACGTGAAACTACGGAGGTCTCTGTTAAGACCAAGTGCCGCAGGGCGCAGCATACTTGACCGATATGCTGACAGTGGGATTAGGTTGTTTGAGTAAAATCTGGTTTACCAGTGCCCATGCTCATTCAAATTCGGAAACAGG